CGACGCCGCACCGCTGCGCTGGGGCCGCGAGAACGAAGACGCCGCCCGCGTGGCGTACCAGTTCACTACCAGCGCCAGGATCACTGAGACCGGCTTCATCGCGCACCCGAAGCTGCCCATCGGCGCCTCGCCTGACGGCCTGGTGTCAGACGAATCTGACCCCGATGGCGCCTTCGGTCTGATTGAGATCAAGTGCCCATGGAACTCGCAGGTGCACCTCGAGACCTGGCTCAACGGCATGCCCGAGGATCACCAGGCGCAGATCCAGGGCCAGATGTGGCTGACAGGCCGCGAGTGGGCGGATTTCGTCAGCTTCGATCCACGCATGCCGGCTGACCTGCAGCTGTATGTGCAGAGGATCAAGGGTGATCCCGAATTCCAGTCTAGGCTGGAGCGCGAGATCATCGCATTCAGCGCAGAGGCCGACGACATCGTGGCCAGGCTGCGTGCAAAAGTGTCCTTCTAACCCGTAGGAGTTTTCCGAATGTCAACTGCACTCGTTCCCGTCGATCAAGTCGAGCGTATGGCTCTGGCCGTCGCCAAGTCTGGACTGTTCGGCGTCAAGACCCCAGACCAGGCCATGGCCCTGATGCTTATCGCGCAGGCCGAAGGTCTGCACCCGGCCATTGCAGCGCGTGACTATCACGTTATTAATGGCCGCCCTACTCTCAAGGCAGACGCCATGATGGCTAGGTTCCAGACCGCAGGCGGCAGCGTGCGCTGGGGTGAGTACACCGAGAAGCGCGTGGTCGGCACGTTCAGCCACCCGCAAGGCGGAAGCGTGGAGATCGAATGGACGCTGGACATGGCCATCACAGCCGGCCTGACCAAAAACCCGACCTGGAAGTCCTACCCGCGCCAGATGCTCCGCGCCCGTTGCATAAGCGAAGGCATCCGCACCGTGTTCCCAGGCGTCGTCGTCGGCACCTACACGCCAGAGGAGGCCGAGGACATGGACCCGCAGCAGGCCCAGCCAGCCGCGCCGCGCGACATGGGGCCGGTGGTCGAGGTCGCAGACTTCGGCAGCGTGATGCGCCAGATCGATGCCGCGCAGACCATCGACGCGCTGAACGCCCTGAGGCCAGCAATTCGCACGCTGGACCGTGACGCCCGCGATGAAGCAAACGACGCGGCCAAGGTGCGCGCCGGCCAGATCCGCGCCGCGCAGGCGCCTGTTGAGACGCTGGAGGCCAATGATGAGCCAATCTGAAGCAGAGACCCAGCACCGGGTGATGTTCATGCCAGACCTTGAGAACCGAGACCATCGCTGGGTCGTCGTGAAGCCGGTGATCCACCTGGACGTGGTGGCCGACTGCCGCACCCGTGACGCGGCTGAGAAGCTCGCTGCGGAGCTGAATTCGAAGGAGGCTGCATGAACCGCGGCGACATTATCCGCATGGCGAGGGAGGCTGGGTGCCCTAATTCAATGGTTTTTCTCGCTGCATATGAACGACTTGCCGCCATGGCCGCTGCTGCCGAGCGCGATGCGTGTGCTGCGCTCATTGAGAACGCTGATCTGGGTGGTCTTGCTGAATATCCGGGTTGGCAGCGCTACACCGCCGATCTGTTGACAGGAGTCGCCGCCGCCATCCGCGCAAGGGGCCAAGCATGACCCCGCGCCAAGCCGAAACCCTGGCCATCATCCAAGAGCGCCAGCCCGTGGCCATGGCCGACGTGGCACACCGCTTAGGCTGCGAGGGCGCCACGGCCCGAACCTACTTGCACCAACTGCACAAGGCCGGCCTGATCGTGCCGTCCAGCAGCGGCCGCTGGGCACGCTGGCGAATCGCACCGCCGCCGAAGCCACCAGAACCCGAAACCGTAGCCCTGCGACGGGCTATCGAACAGGCGCCCAGCATCTGGCACTACGCGCAACGACTGCGTGCCATCAGTGGAGTATCAGCATGATCCGCATCCAGAATCCATTTCGCACACCGTCAGAACAGGAACTGATCGCCATTGAGCTTGACCAGGCCCGTCGCGGCCTGCTCGAGGCGCAGACCGGGCGTGATTACGCCACGGCGATGGTTGCCTACCACGAAACGCGGATTGACCGGCTGCGCACGAAGCTGGAAATCCTGAGCCAGGAGGCGGCAGCATGACCGTCAAGATCACCAGTGATCGTGCTGCAGCCGTGGACCAGGACTACTTTTGGCGCCCGCTGCACACCTGCCCGCTGTCGGCCAAGGTGCAGCTTCTGACGGCAGGCGGTGTTGCGGTCTACGGGCACTACAGCCCAGACCAAACAGGATACATCGGCTGGGCACCGCTGCCCAAGAAACCGGAGTGGATGCGATGAGTAATTTGAGAACCGCTGCCCAGCAGGCGCTGGAGGCGTTGGAGTTCATGGCAGACGAATGGGGCTTTACGCAAAAGGCAAACAGACCTGAACGATGGCAAGCAATCGAAGCCCTCCGCGCCGCGCTGGAGCAGCCGGAGCGAGCGCAAGCCATGAGGGATGCGGGATACACCCGCAGGCCGACGCTGCGGGAGATGGCGGCGCTGGAGCAGCCTGAGCAGGAGCCGGTGGCGTGGCGCTACCAAAACAGCCTGACCGACACCGAGTATCTTGTGTGGAACAAGGGAACTGGTGGACGCAACTGGACGCCCCTCTACACCCACCCACCCCGCCGCGAACAGCCAAAGTTCACCCTGTCCTGTGGATGCCCATCGCAATACGGCGGTGTGCCTGCTTACTGGGACAGAGATGGCAGCACGGCCTTCGGCATGATCTGCGAGAAGCATTGGCATGAGTACGGTGCAAGGAGTGAAGCATGAGCCTCGTCACACCCGTAGTCGTGTTCTTTGCCGTGAACCCCGACGAAGAACTGACCAGCGAGGACATCGGCGCGAAGTGGGACGTGGACCCGAACAACATCGGCAAGACGCTGCGATACGCCGAGCAGAAGGGCTGGGTCATTGCGACCAAAAAGCCCAACCCGTCAAGGCCAACCAAGCAGATACTGTTCTACACCGCAGGCCCGCGCCTGCTTAAGGAGATCGGAAAATGACCTCTCGAATCCCCGACGGCTGCGACCAGCAGGGCCGCTATCCCCAGGCCGCCGAGTCCTGCACAGAGCTCGGCTGCGAAGAACCCGACTTCTACGGACCCGAGTACTGGAAGGAAGAGGCCGCGAGTTTGATCTTATTCGCCGCGGCCCTTGTGGCCATCATGGGCACGCTGGCGCTGTTTTTTGCGGGCTAGTACGACCAGATTGACGGCGCGGCGCGTAGGTCCAAATGGATAAATCGACCCGCGCCTTTCTGCTGCACGCCGATGCCGGTGAAACCGAAGTGGAACGCTAGGCGCAGCATCTCATGCGCGTCAGCGCCTTGCACGCCGACGTCGCAGGCTAGGCCGGTGGAGTGCATACCCGGCTCGGCCTTGGCCTTCTCCACCGGATGGTCAGGGCAGCGGTAGCCTGACGTGATGCTCATGGGGCGGCGATAGACGTCACGCAGCGCCTGCAAACGCCCCATGAACTCGGGCCGCATCTCCTGCTTGCCGCAGTGCCGGCAGCGGAACTCAGCCTCGGTGAAGTTGGGGTAGTCGGCCCAGTTCACTGCTTGCGCTTGTCGTAGACCGACCAGCCCACGCCGGCCAGCGCCGCGCCGCCGCCGATGATGGCGTCCATGACGTCGCTGCCGATGCCGTACTTGACAGCAAAGCCGCCCGCCAGCGCGGTCAGGATGTGGCGTACCAGCGCTTGAATGATCATCGCGTTCATGTCAGTCCTTTGAGGATTTGTCTGCCTTGGCGTCGAGCTTGGCGAAGATCTGGCGGCAGATGTCCTTGATCTCGCCAATGTCCCGATGGTAGTCGTCTTTGGTGACGTAGTGCAACGGCATCTGTCGCACGTCCTTGTCCAGCAACCGGATGGTCTGGTAGATGTTGTTCAGCACCCACCCGCCGAGGAACCCGGCGAGGGAGACGGCGATGTTGAAAAGGGATTGCGTGTCCATCATGCGCTCATCTCAAAAGTTTAGGTTCCTGGGCGAGTGCAGCGGATGTAGTATGTCGCGCTTGCCAACGTGACCGATCCGCCAGTGTAATTTTCCCAGCACAGTTGCACAGTATCGGCAGCAGACACAAATCCAAACAACCGAACGCCCTGCAAGTTGATGCTGGAGCTTGCGTTTACAAAATCGCCAAGTTGCGCGCCCGCAACCGTGATTGATAACTGCAATCGACTTGACGCCGTTAGCGTTCCAACTGTTTGCGCGGTGCTACCGTTTACGGAAAGCCCCGAGTATCGCCAGATGGCCCCATCACTTACGGCCATCGCAGGATTACTGCCAACTGCCCCATCCGTAACATACAACATCGTTCCGTAATTAGTCCCGGTTGGGACTAGCATTGGGTCTGCCGCAATAACAGACTTGGTGACGATTGGAAATCTGGTCGGCGTAAATACCGAACGGTCAAGCGAGGTTGATGCCTGGTATACATTTCCGCCGCCTTCCATAAAAACGGCGCGTGTTGCGGAAATAACGTATGGTCTGGCGGCCGACTCAATATAAGTGTTAAGGGCTCCAAAAGCATTACCCGTCAAACTAACTCTTGATGTGGTGTTTGCCCCGCTATAAAGCACGTTATAGTTTGTATAGTTGTCTACAAAAATGCGCGCAAACGAGCATGCTTGAATTGAGTGAATGACAGTGTTTGTGTCCTGAAAAACCCAAACGTCTGCGTATCCTCGGTTTCCTTCAAAATAAACTCCGTCAAGAACGAGTCCGACTTTCCCTTCGTCGCCAGCGTTGACAACCTTAACGCCCCAATATCCAACACGGATCGGGTCAGCGTCTGGCGTTCCGCTTGGTAGATCAATTCCGTTGCCTTCGATAGATCCGCCGCATATCCTGAACTCGGAAGGGCCGTTTACTAGACCTGCATAAACGCGGTTAGACGCCATTGCGACGTTGTTAAACGTGATGGAATTTGGTCGGCTGAAATCCACGTATTCTGAATAGAATCCGTAAGTGTTAGACCACAGACGCATTCTGTTAACGACGCCAGTCAGCGTGTCAAACAGTTGCATGCCGTACTCAAACCCGAAAACATCTAGGTCACTAAACTCCCAAAATGAGCAGTTGTTGGTTTTGATACCAACTGATCCAGTATTGCGAAAGCCGTTGTACAAACCGAGATTTCTGATATAGAAAAATGCGTGGACACCATCGGTAAACGCCGGCCCACCTCGATAGTCGATACACACGCCCGCATGCTGCGAACGGATCTGCGACGCGCCGGGGCCATCACCCTCAAGGGTTACCCGTGTGAGGCCTCCGTTTACCGGGTCGATAGTATTCGATGTGTAGTCGAGCACCAGCGGGGCGGTGATGTAGTAGCGCCCACGCGGGAAGAACACCGTTCCACCAGTTAGCATTGCTTGCGAGATGGCCCGCTGAATCGCAACGGTGTCGTCGGCAACGTTGTCACCCACAGCGCCAAAGTCCTTGACGCTGTAGTGATCGCGCAGCTTTGATTGCGCGGTGCGTGCTACAGCATTGGCGCCTTGTTGAAGAAACGAGACATCGGTGGAACTGATCTCGATCACCACATCAGAGAACCGATCTCCCGCGGCCGGTGCGCTGTAGACGACGCTGCCGTTCTTGTCCTGCACCTGGATGCTGTAGTCCGAGTTGACATACAGCCGTGCAGGCGTGCCGTTGTTCACCGGATAACCGCCACTGGTGCGAATAGGCTGGGCAGCAGGCTGAGTCAGCGCCGTGTCCCAGTAAGCCGTGATCGGGTTGGTGATCGGGTTCAGGTTCGTTGTGCCAATCCAGATGTATCCCGATTCGAGCGGCTGGCCGTCAATGTCGGTGAAGATCGGGAAGGTGGGCTGGACGGAGAGCGCGGTCATGGTTGGG